AGATATGCCCAATACATGGCGGCTGCATGAACCGTAAGATTTGATTTGTCCTCTCGGATAAGCCATCATCTTGTAGACAACGGGGAATGCAGCCGCCACCCTTTTGTACAATCGGCTGTTAATGTCTACAAGATGATGCAATATGCAGAATTCTATTTTATTAAGTGATGCGCAGGTGAGACCTGCAGGCATCAGCGTAGAGGAGGGTATCAATACCCTCAAGTGTGAAATCAAGAAGCTCGCCAAGACCAAGAGTGAGACCTTCTCCTGCCTTTGCGAGGAGACCGTGACCTATGGAGAGGTTGTGCTCACCATGGTTGGTTTCGCAGCTGTGATGGCGATGGTCATGATTGGTGGTTTCATTTTCGGAGGGGAGGTAGCGTGATGGTGAGCAGAATGACTACAGAGCTGTTTCATGCTCAGCTGGAGGAGAACATCGTGAGAGCTGCTGACGAGCGCAAGCGCCATCAGGCAGAGTTGCAGGCTATCAGCCGGAACTACGAGAGCTCGTTGGACAGTATTGAACGCATGGAGGATGAAGCAGGGGAAAGCTACCGCTGTGCCCGTAATGCTTTCGAGAAAGCCAAAAATGAATATCAGGAAGAACTCCGTAATTGTAGAAAGCTTCGCAATGAGGCAGGATTTCGCAGAGACAAGGCGAAGGTCGAGGAGACTAATCTTTGGACACTCAACAACAATACCATCCAGAGCGACCGCCACAACATCTTTGAGAGATACCGAGAAGCGGGGGGGGTACTTACGGGAGCAGAAGCAGAACTCCTGCACCCAGGCTGGACCAAAGACAAGAAAGGAGGAGTGAGCGATGAAGAAAAGTAGAAACCGCAGAAGACGCACAGCAAAGCTGATAACCAAGGACATCAGCAAGTGCAAGTACTTCATGTATATTGGCAAAAGTATGAACGCCCATAAGGTGGAACTCAAATTTCAGAGAAACTACAATACAATTGGTTCTGTTGCATTTATCGAGGATGCTCCACACAAGCAGACTGTTATCCGATGGCATGATCATCGCTACTATGCACTTCGATTTGGAGCTAAAGAGGCTAAGCCACTCAATATGACTTTGGCCAAGTGGAAATTTATAAACAACGATTAGGTATGAAAAAGAATAAGAAGAAAGTCAAGAGAGATATTCTCTTGCTATATTTCAAACGCCGTCGCATCCGCGATGCGCTCATGAAACGCTACTGGGAGCTTGAGACTAAACGCAAGGAACTGTACAAACTGGTGGAGTACGCCAAGATCCAGTCACGATACTGCGTCAATCTGGACTGCCACCGCATAGCCGGCAGATACCTCAGAGAACTGGAGCAAGAGGAACTACGTACCTGCAGACTTCAGATCAAATACGACATTTGGGCTTCCAGACTCGGTTACTGGATAGACCTCTATGAGACGGCATTAAACCGACAGCACCCAGATAACAGAATTTAAGTATAACCCTTTAAAAATTAACGATTATGCCAAGAAATACAGATAATTTCATCAGCGAGCAGTTTGAGGAGGACCTGCTCGACGCTTACTTCCACTTCCGCAGCTGCCTCCCTGTGAAGGATGAAGAAACCGGTCTTGATTACAAGAAGAGTTACAAGACCACCCAGGACATCGCCACGGAACTTGATGACATGGGCGGTGTCAGTATAGAAACCATCAACCAGTATATGCAGGCGCATGGCTACTATGTAGCCACGCAGCCAGACGGTACCGTGGCATGGGCTATCTGGGAGAGAGTTGTCAGGCCAGACAGCCTGGTTTAAGTTAAAAACTCATATATTTTATTATACTACCATGTGTTATGCATAATTTTTCGTACCTTTGCAGCACGAAAAATTTTACAAAGTTTTGAAAAGCTTTGATACGGCTGGCCGCCCGTGAGGGTAGTCAGCCGTATTTTTATTTTTATCCTCTCCATATTATCTTTGCATCAAAAAAGATAATATATGACCATCACATCACTTCCGTCGGGCAGTTGTTTCCTTGAGAACATCCCCGACATCGATATTCTCACGGCCAAGACCCGCCTGCTCGTCACCATCAAGATAGGTGATGATACCATCTACGATGAGTATCTCTATCCTGCCGATGGAGAGATCAGAGTGAGCGACCTTGCCGACATTTTCCGTCCGTATGCACGCCGGAGGCTGGCAGTCACAGCCACCATCACCATCGCCGAGCAACAGGTTCCGGACTCCGGAGACACCGACTCGTCAACAGTCACCGATACGCAGACAGCCAACCTGCAGGTCTACTATTCTACCGTAGACATCGTGGGCGTGGACTGCTCTACATTCCTCACCACCCACTTCCTCACCCTGCTCGAGGGGCACAAGACCACCTACATGGGGCGACTTGAATATCTCCACTACATGGGCAAGGACACGGCAACAGTCACCGCACACTTTTCCGACAAAACCACAAAATTGTTTACCGCACCAGCCACCGGCGGCAATGACATCTACACCACCATCGACGTTTCTCCGTCAAGATTCGAGGCAGAGGGCACCGACCTTCTCTACTACGTGGTAGAGGCAGGCTCACGCTCCATGACCTTCATCATAGACAGCGAGGAGCGTGACGTGGCGCCTACTCTGCTCTTCACCAACAGCTTCGGCTGCCAGGAGCTCATCTACTGCACAGGCAAGCACGAAGTAGACCCGCAGTACACCCGCGATACAGCCTACATGGGCGGCATCAGGGTAAACTACCGCATCACAGAGCAGCGCACATTCAACGCCGATACTGGCTATCTGGGCACAGACATGGCAAACTGGGCAGATGATCTATTCCGCTCAGACGAGGTCTATCTGGTCAACTTCATCGGCGGGGTAGCCAAGGTGGGCAAGCGTGTCACCCTCTCTGACTCAAAGTCCAAGCGCGACAACCTGCGCGACAGCGTGCCACGCTTCACCTTCAGCTACACTTACGCCCAGCGCCAGCACAATGTGCTTGACCTGCAGCGAGCCGGCCGTATCTTCGACAACACCTTTGATAACACCTTCAACTGATGAGACGCACAGCTTACCACCTCACAGAGGTGCTGCGCCTCCTGGCCAAGGCAGAGCGAGACCGCTCTACCATTAACCTGAAGGCGTGGACATCAGACGGCAAGACCGTCGACTATACAGGATGGCTGGTCAGGGGCAGCAGCTGGCGTGGCGGATTCCACCGCCTCGTCAACCCGGCAAATGCCGAGGTTCGCACCGTTCCGGACATCTACATTCACCAGTTCCTGGGCTTACCAGTATATTTATGAAATGAAACAGAAAAAATATCAGCTTCAGCAAGTAGGAACCAGCGGTTCCTACAGTCGCTACGCTCTCGTGGCAGAGGGCGTGAGCAGGGTTACAGACTCCACCACCATCGAGCAGCAGTATGGGAAGGATACCAGTTTTCTGGGTTCCGGAGAGGTGGGCGATGCCACCACGGGCATCTTGGAGACTTCAGACGGCAAGCTCTTCGAGTATGTGAACTATGGCGATGACAACGACATGCCATACACCCTGCAGCAGTTGCTGCGCCGAAACATGGTGGCGCAGCGAGCCATGGCTTTCAACGTCCAGTGCTGCTACGGCCAGGGCGTGCGCTTCATGGACCGGGAGACCAAGCAGGACACTACCGACAGCGAGATACGCGACTTCTGCCTGAAGAACTCCATCCACGAGGTCTTCATGCAGCAGGCAACAGACATGAAGTTCTTCTTCTGGTCGGTAGAGGTCATCATCCTGAGCCGTGACCACTCCAAGATAGTCAACATCCGCCACAAGGACGTTTCCTACTGCCGTCTGGAGGCACCAAATGAGAAGGGGCGCATAGAGCATGTATTCTTCGGCGACTTCCGCAACGTCATGTCGCCGGTACATACCGAGGTCATCCCGCTGCTCGACCTCTATGACCCGCTGGGCGACCTCATGGCGCGCATGGGCAAGGCTCCGGACCCCTACACTGGCATCACGGGCAAGGCACCCGAGATGGGCAAGGACTGCAAGTTTGCCATCATCTCACGCATCCCGACACCCGGACTGCAGTACTATCCGATACCATACTATGCCAGCATCTTCGACGATGCCTGGTACGACATCTACCGTCTCATCGGTATCGGCAAGCGCTACATGATCAAGAACACCTCCGCTCCTCGCATCCAGATAGAGGTGCACCGCGACTATTGGGAGGAGCTCTGCAACAACGAGGACATCATCGACCCGGATAAGCGCAAGGAGCGCATCCTGCAGGAGAAGGACAACATCATCAACTTCGTCTGCGGACCGGAGAATGCCGGCAAGGCGCTCATCACGGGCTACTACTTCGACCCAAACGGCAAGGAGCAGCGCATGGTGCGCATCATCAACCTCTCCGAGGGCAGCAAGAAGGAGGGTGGCGATTGGGCTGACGACATGAGCGAGGCATCCAACGCTCTCTGCTTCTCGCTGGGCGTGCATCCAAACCTCATCGGAGCAACCCCGGGCAAGAGCCAGATGAACAACTCCGGCTCAGACAAGCGAGAGCTCTTCATCCTCAAGCAGTCGCTCGAGAAGGCTTGCCACGACATCATGTGCAAGCCTTACCACGTCATCTCCCACTACAATGGCTACGCCGACCGTGGAGTGACCGTAGACGTGCCGATGATAGAACTCACGACACTAGACAAAAATAAGGACCAACAGACATCAATAGTTTCAAACAATGGCAAAAATGAAGATTCAAATCAGCAAGGATGACTTCGAGCAGAGCATCCTTGCAGCCACCAGTTCGCATTCTGAGGTGTTCGAGTCGGTGGAACCGCATTTTAAGGAGTCCTATCTGCGGCTCAGCCAGCAGATACTGGGCGAGGTAGGAGAGGCGGCACTGGAGACCAGCGACGACCTGCGTGAAGCAGTCATCAAGGCGGTGTGCCTCGATGCCTTCCTCGGCGTAGTCAGACACCTCGACCTCGTGCTTACGCCTACAGGCTTTGGCGTTGTGGCCAACAACGAGGTCACTCCAGCCAGTTCCTCCAGAGTAGAGGCACTCATAGAGCAATGCCGCATAGCCCTCATCGTGGCTCAAGACACAGTCATGTCTCATCTCACCGTAGTGTCAGGATGGGGAAGCACCCTCCAGGCTCAGCAGGGCATACAGACGGTTGTGTGGAGCATGGAGGGCTATTGCTATCTCACGAGACAGACCAGCATGACCTCCAAGGACTGGATGTCCAAGCTGGCAGCCATGCAGGAGGCAGACGCCACCCTTCGCAAGCTGGTGTCAGACGAACAGATGGATGACATCATGTGTTTGGTCAGAGGTGTGAGAGAGGGCAATGAGTTTGAAGGCTGCGTGCGCCTCATGCTGAGCCGCAGCCTGATCATGTTGGCCAACGACATGCTGTCGGCATACTCCAACGAGCGTGCGAGACTGCTCAGATACTTCGATGCACATCTCGATAACTTCCCAATATATGCGGATTCATCGGCATATAAGGCTAACCATTTCAAAGAGTTCAACAATGAAAAATCAAAACCTGCCTTCGTTTTCAACGCATAAAGATGGTACACAAGAGTTCAATTTCAAGGCGCCGTCATCGTGGGCGGAACTTTCAGAGGATCAGTTGCGCTATGTCCTTAGCATCATGTCGACGTTCCAGGATCATACCGTTGTCAAATGCTACCTTCTCGCAAGGTTCTGCGGTCTTACCGTACATAAGTACACCCGAACCGGGTGGAAATGCAGTGTTAAATGCGATGAAAGCGGTGAAAATGGCGATGCTAAGACTGGGAAAGTGCGCGAGAGAGTCCTGTATATCAGCGCTGCAGAAATCCTCTCGCTGCTCAAAAACTTCGATTTCATCGACTCCTTTACGGACTTTCGGCCTCTACAGGTCGCAAGTGACGTTCAGCTGACGGCAGTAAACAGCCTGCTTCACGAAATCAGCTTCTACGATTACCTCAATATCGAGAAGAACTACCAGCTGTTCATGCTCAAGCAGGAGGACAGATTCCTGCTGAAGATGGCGCATCTCATGTACAGAACCGCAGATGGTTCTGCCGATGAAACCGCCAATTTCGAACCTTATGAGCTCCTCGGGGTCTTCATGTGGTTCTCGAGCGTCAAGGAGTATTTCGCCGCCAACTTCCCTCACTTCTTCAGACCTGCGAAAGAGGGTGGCGAACTGCGGCGTGAGGACATCCTGCCAGCCATGCAGGCGCAAATCAGGGCACTTACCGATGGTGACGTGACCAAACTGCAGGCTGTCTACAATACCGACTGCTGGGCTGCCCTCACAGAGCTTGATAACAAGGCACGAGAGGCAGAGGAGTTCAAGAAGCGCAACAGGCAAAATAGTTAAAATAACAGCACATGACAGAGAAAATCTTCGATTCTATCGCATATTTCAAGCAGCTGGCTACCGAGTGCAGAACCTGCAGGGATTATAATTTTGTCGCAACAGAATGTTCCGGACCAGATTCCATCCAGGGAGTCATGCAGCAGTTCCGAAAGGCATCCAACTTCATTATGGTGTCAGACACCGTTGACAGCAACACCCATTCCATCGGAGAGGGTTTCTTCGACCGCAACGTCTATACCGTCTGGATCCTGGCAGGGTACCGGCGCGATGACATGGCAGACCGAGAGGCGAAAATGAATATCTGCAGATATATCTTCCGACAGTTCCTCAGTCGCATGCTATACGACAAGAGCCGTGAGGCATACGACGGACAGATGGAGTTCCTGGACCTCACGCAGGTCTATTCGAGCGAACTGGGCAGATGGTCCATGAATGGCGTCACAGGCCTCTACTTCATGGTCACATCAGACGAACCTATCGACATACAGTATGATGAGAGCCTATGGCAGACGCAGCAGTAGACGACCTCCTCAGATATGAGCGAGGCTGGACTAACGCCATGGGCGACTATTGGAGAGAGCGCATGGAGCGGTTGCGTACCATCGATACCGGCCGCCTCTACGCTTCCATTAAGGCGCACCTGGAGCAGGGGTCTGTGACAACAATTGAGCACAACTTCCTGCAGTATGGTATCTATGTAGCTGCAGGAGTAGGACCGGCACATGAGTGGTACAAGTGGACCGAGGCACAGGGTGGCGAGAAAGTCCACCGCATCAACAACGGCGACCTCAACTTCCTGGACGATGAATACCGTCGTGACAACAATCTCGAGAAACCGAAGAAGGTGGGCCCTGCCTGGGGCGGTCGTGTCGCCGGTGGCGAACCTAAAGGCCGCCGTGACTGGTTCTCGCAGAAGTACTACTCATCTGTCATGAAGCTCAACGAGCATGAGGCGACCTTCTACGGCGACCGGTACAATGGTCTGATGGCATCAGCCCTCACCGAAATCTTCAAGGGCATCGGTGCAGCACGCTACCTCTAGGGAGCGTATTTTTACCGATTCCATCGGCATATTATCTTTGCAAACAAAAAAAGAAAAAATGGCAGATAAACTAGACAAGAGTGCACTTCAGACCCTTTTTGAGGGCATCAGAGACGAGCGACGTCTGCAGGCCAACACGGCAAACCGCATCGGCAACGCTTTCCTCTCGCTGCTGCACTTCTGTGCTGACGAGACCTCCGAAGCCTTCCTCAGCCGCAAGCATGACGATGCAGCCGAGGGTATGATTACATTCCTGCGTGGACTCATCTCCGAGCAGATGGCGCAGCTCAAGGCGGGCGCACAGTTTGGTGACTTCGTCTCCGGGCTGTACAACGGCAAGGGAGGGCAGGTTGATGACAGAGGCAATGCCGAGGTTGAGAGCATCACCGTCCGCACATACATGCGGGTCATGGAACTGATTGTCAACCGCCTGTCAGCGCAGGAGGGTGACACTTTCTTCACCGAAAGCGACACCATCGAGAGCGTTGACAGTCTGGGCGATGATTGCTATGGCTTACACCTCCGCTCAAAATATAGTGGATACTTCACGGCGCAGCATGTGGGCAACGTCATCAAGGGCGTGGTCAACAACATCGCTTCGGCAGCCAATTCTGGCACTTCGGCTGATTACTACACCTCATGGATGAGAGTCAACAGCGTCAACGCGGTTAAGAATTACATCGAGGTCACCCTCTATTCTGATGCCGAAGTTCCGGCAGGAAAGAACTTTCCGCCATGTGAGCTCATGAATATCGCCCGTTATGGCAACCAGACCGATGAGTCGCTGCAGAGCTGTTTCTACATCTCCAGTTCCGAGGGACGCATCGTCAAGCTGACGGGCGTCACCAAGCCGATACTAGAGAATTACAACTACGGCATGGTCTTCGGCGACATGCCTGAATTCGTCAAGTCGCTTAACCTTCCTATAGTCAAGGGCAGGGATTATCTCTATGCAGCCGGCATCATCACCCAGGATATCATACAGATTGACTATCAAGGCAAACCGGTTGTCGATTATGTAGACCGAGGACCATGGTCAGAGGCGGCAGACTATTTCTGCTCAGCTCTCAATCCAGGAACTGGCAAATACGAGACTTCCGATGTCTGGTATACCGGGTGCAAATGGAGATGTCAGAAGAATGGTACCCATACCGCACCAAGGTGGAACAATACCGATTGGGCGATGATAGAGGGCAATCCAGCATTCACCATCGATTTCCTCGAAGACGAGACGCTCTATGATTTCGACAACTTCCGAGCTCCGCTGACAGTCGTCGCATCGCTCTACGGACAGGATATCACATCAGATATCCTCGACAGCGACGTAGCCTGGACCAGATACACAGAGAACAGGGCTGGTGAGCAGAGAGTCTCGAGTGACAACATCTGGTCACTCGAAGTCGGTTCCAAGGCAGGCAAGGCTATCGTACTGACCCAGTCTGACCTCTCCATCGACAGCGAGGGAGTTCCGGCTAAGATTAGATTCACGGCAACAGTTACACTTCGTGATGGTCTGGGCGATGAGGTTGCACAAGATTCCATCACACTGGAATGTGTTTAATAACATATAAGATGAAATACAAAAGATTAGACTTCAAATACACGCCTCTGCAGGTGAACACATCCAAGACAATATCAGGCAGCGTTCCGCTCGAACAGACTTATGACGCCAACCAGAATGAGTATGCTCCTAATTACGAGTTGACACCATGCGCCTTACAACCGGTCGTTGGTATAATCGACAGAGATAACATACTCGAGAGTGGTCGTGTCAATAGTGAACTGACAGATATCGCCTGGTACAGAGTCGAGAATGGCGTGGAGGGTAATGCGCTGGTTTCGACACCTAGAAAGCATGTCATCACCTCGACCGGCAATGATGCCGGCAAACTGCTCTGGTATGTCAACGCAGCGCCGCAGAAACCGATTCTGCTCAGATTCCGGGCGAAATACCTGGACAGCCGGACAAATAAGGTTCACAGAATTATGATGGACTATTCCATCAACTGCAAGAATGCGACCCTCTACAAGCCGACGCTGCTGCTTTCGAGTGGTGACCGATACTATAATCCGCTTCGTGATGCAGACAAGCAGGTCATCAATGCATCTCTGCGCCTCGGATCAGAGGAGTGCGCTAAGGAGAAGAGGCTGTTCATCTGGGAGATTCTCCGTGATAGAGGTCAGTTCTCTGCCATTACAGCAGATGACCTCGAAATCAAAGTTTCTGCAGATGGAACATCGGTTATTCTAGACCGCTCGCTCATGGGCAAGCGCATCTGCATCAGATGCAGGGCTAAATTCTCGGCAGATGGCAATCCGGCAAGCGTAGATCTGAGTGATGCTACACCGAACAGAATTGTCAATATCGTCCGCAGGATACCATTCTACGATTACGATATCCTCGACACGGTCGACGAAGTCCTGCCCGACACGAAGGTAGTAAACCCAGCGGCAACCATCTCTGACAATGTCGGAGAAATTGCGAACCCGACAAGAGAACTGCAGGCCCTCTGGTGGATGGCACCGAATAACTCGATACACTTTGAGAACGCTGTCCTTGTCGGACATGGCATGTCTCCGAGAGTACCTACAGATCTGCTGGATCCGAACAGGGGAGCTATCCTTGCTTTGGAAGTTAAAGACCTCGATCCTTTAGCTCTGGCTATGGATGCCGACGGCAAGGTCTTCGTGGACGCAGATGGCAATCCGTTCATTTTTCACTAATCATCATTTATAATATAGTATATGGAAAGATACATCAAGGCAAATCGCAAGGTCGTGGAGTTGCTTCAGCTGACCGAGGACAGAACTGAGCTGCAGGATGGCAATTTCATTCTCTGGTGTCAGGATATCCTACAGCTTGGGGAACCTATCGAGTTCGAGGAGACGCTGTCCAGAATAGGCGCTATCGCTATGGATGGCAAGACCGCCTGCATGGAGCAGGAAGGCAAAGTGTGCAACAAGCTGCCTGTAGCTACAGACAGCAGATTCGTCATGACAGAGCAGAGAGAGGAGGTAGAAAATGAGTAGCGCAAGTAAGTCGACAACCATCAACTTCATACCAAAGATGGGTACATTTACTCCGTCTATCCAGTCGCCTGACGGAGATATATACCAGGAGTACCAGAGAAATGGGGATGTCGTGACTGTCTGTCCGGATTTCTCGCAGACGCAGCCGAAGCTGTACTTCGTTGTCATCTCATCGAGAACAGCAGAAGGCATCAGTACACCAACCTCCATGAAGTACTTCTTCAATGATACGGAGATTCCTTTCAATTCTGCAGGCAAGTCTACAGGACTGTTTGACGGTCTCTTTGAAGTTATCAGACCAAGTGCTTCGCAATTATATTGGGGACTGAAAATCTGCAACAACCTGGTTAAGGTTTCCAATTATAGCGGCATTACAATCAGGATGGTCGGTACCATCACAGAGCGTTCTGGGCAGCAGGAGGCTACAGATGATATTCAGGCTAGCTACGATATTTCCGTTGGCCCTTACACAGGAGTCGCCTATCGTGTGACCATTAAGGCTCCGGCTAATGATACGCACAACTTCGTTCTGGGTAGCAAGGATGACAGCTGCCAGCTCGAAGCCAAAGTCACGCAGGGCAACGAAACTTTGACAGCAGGACTATATTACAAGTGGTATAAAGCAGTCAATAGCATCACAGGTTGGGAGCAGATTGCAGGAGCCAGTGCCAAGATCCTCACCGTCAAGGCATCAGATGTTGATTGCACGAGGGAGTTCATGGTGGAAGTGTACAACGACAAGACCATGGGCAAGGATAATATGCTGGGTTTCGACTTCCAGACTGTCATCGATGCGTCAGATCCATACGATATTGAGCCCAACCCGACACCGGCTGATGAGTCTATCAGCGAGGACGAGTCAGGCAATGGTACTGTGACCTATACTCCGAGACTGATTGTCAGGGGAAAGTCTGAGGCTATCGGTAGCAAGTTCTATTTCACGCTGAAGTCAGGTTCTGGTGTTGTCCTCAATACTGAGGCAGCACGCAAGCCTACTGTCCAGCTGAGTTCATTTGCTGTGACCAGGGCAGACTGCGAGCATGCCGGTTACAGCAGCGTGTCATTAACGATTCAATCAGTCAAGTAGTCTATGACAGTAATAACAAGAACTATTAATTTTATCCGGAAGGCTGTCAAGGGTGAGAAGGGCAGCGTCCTTCGAGGTCCGCAGCTGTGGAATACCTGCAGCAATGGATACAGATTCGAAGCGGGTGGAGAAGGTGAAGAGTGGAAGGATGTTGTCTTATATAATGGCAATAGCTATTCCTGCATCAAGACGCACGTCAAGACTGCAGATAATTATCCGGGATCTGCAGCTGATCTGAACAACCATTATTGGCGACTGGGTCAGTCTATCGAACTCATCATAGCCCACATCATCCTCGCCCAGTACCAGATGGTGGAGAACCTGGGCGTCCGAACCATCGAGATGAAAGATAAGGACGGCAATGTAGTCTTCAGAGCTAAGGACGGCGATCTCGATTGCAAGGGAGGAACATTCCAGAATGTCAGCGTCTCTGGAGATGTCTCTGTCGGAAGACTGAGATACAACGAGAATACGGTTACTGATGGCACTAGTGTCATCAATGGCTCTTTTATCATGGGTTGGGGTACCTATGTCCTACCGCACCTGAAAGATGGAGAATTCATGCGCATCGTGGTCTTCAATCCTATCATATCGCGCAATACAATGCCAACGGTACTTAAGGGCGAACATACAAAGGATACATTCATGCCGGCAAAAATGAGTTATGTGCATACTAGAGAGACTACCATAGAAGTTTATGGGTGGTATGAACTCATCGGTACGAACGAGCTTGGTCACACAATATGGGTATATAATAATATAGAAAATAATCAAAATTAGAATAGCTGGAAATGGAAGGTAAAAAATTCAATTCCGTGACGAAAGTCACAACCGTCAACAGCAACCAGAGCCTGCTGCTGACAGACCAGAATGGCAATGTCACTAGCATCGGTATGGATGCGCTCAAGGCTGACCTTGCTGTTGGTCAGCATGCCTGGTGCGGAAGAGTGTGGGACACCGCAAACGCAACGCCTAAGGCTGCATCATACATTGGCTCTCTTGAATTGCTGAAGGAGTTGCCATACATCCTCGGGCTTGGCGCATACCTGGTCAAGAATGACCACAGCCGTCGGAAGCTCGACAGCAAGGATCACTACAAGTATGCTACTGGTGAACCAGCAAAGCTGGATGGTACCGAAGGTCACTATCAGTGGGGCTGGGGACGTAATTTTTACGTGGTAATCAAGGATGTTGGGGGATTGCACTATGAGCAGATTGGCATCAAGCCAATTCCTGGTGAGTTTAATTACGAGATTCCTATCGGCAGTCTCTCTGCTGCAGGATTCGCCACTATAGAGCGAAGCACAGGCAGACTCGTGAGCTATATAAATAATGGAACTGACTATCGTGGTGGAGACAACAATTCGTCTTATGATGGCAAAAATAATACGCTTCTGGGTAGACCGGCAACTAATCTGACTGCTGAGCAGTTCAGAGCTGCAGCACGCAAGAATGGCAAGGGCTGGCTCAGCACAACCATGCGACATACATCCATTGTAGCAATTCTTTTCGGCGTCATCTTCGGTACACATTACGATCAGGATGCCGTCAATGCCAACAAGGATGCCAATGGCCTCTTCCAGGGAGGACTCGGTGTAGGCTTGACACAGATGCCAGACTGGGTCGGCTACAACGGCTATAGACCTGTAGCACCTATGAGTGCAGGCATCGAGCTTGGGGATTCGTGCGGTGAAGCAACTTACGCAGTCAAGAATGACGCAGGCACAACGGTATATAATGCCAAGATTCCATGTTTCTTCGGCTTAAAGAACGGCTTCGGCAATCTCTGGCGAATGCCGGATGATGAGTTCTGTCAGGTCAACAGTGACAAGACCATGACACACCTCGTGGCTCCGTCAATATACGGTTCCTGGACCATCGGCAACGCTTCCGGCATGATAGCGTTGAGCAAGTCACCAGGCGGTGGTGAAGGATGGATCAAGACCTTGTCGATGGAACATCTGGAGAACTTCTGTACGCAGATTGGTGCTACAGAGTCAACCTATTCGACTTGCTATTTCTGGAACACGTCAGGAGCTACATCCGGTTTTCGCCTGTGTCTTCGTGGTGGCAGCGCTTACTTTGGTGGTCTTTGCGGTCTTTCGGCGCTCAGCGTGTGCAATGCTGTCTCGGATTACTTTGTGAGCTACGGTGCGGCCCTCTGCGAAGCAGCATCCGAGTGGTCATTGGAACCAGTGTATTACGAGGCGGCCTAGAGTAGACAGAGGTGTGCTGACGTGAGCAGGAGTGTGCAGGTTTGGCCAAGGCTTCCCAGCGGAGCCAAGGGCAATCCTGAGCACCCTGCGAGCGTAGCGAGCAAACCCAACCGCCCTTGGGCGGTCGATTTTTTTTGAAATTTCGCTCTTTGACATTCTTTCATTCCGATTTTTTTCAGTACCTTTGCAGGCGGTATTCAAACCAGGCTGTGATTCCTGCGCCGGTTTTCGCCTGTGTCTTCGTGGTGGCAACGCTAACAATGGTGGTCAATGCGGTCTTTCGACGCTCAACGTGAACAATGCTGTCTCGGATTACAATGTGAACTACGGTGCGGCCCTCAACTTAACAAGATACTGCAGGTTAGTTTGCTTAGCTGCAGTGATTTCGGGAGTCAGGCCTTGCCTCATGGCAAAACATACACTTTAGCAGAATAGCTAGTAGATGATGACAATGGGTCATCCGGTCGAAAGTTAGGACATCATAAAAGCAGACAACAGACACAGACACCGACATTTATCAGACACCGACCTTTTTTTATATACATAAAATTTTAAAGCAAGTGAAGAGGTTAGGTAACATTTCACAGGCGGTTGAGACTTTGCAAAATTTTCGTGAAGCATTTTTTGATTTTTCCCGGCACAAGAAGTCCCGTCTCTCAGTTCAAGCGTTTGAGGCAGAGTTTGAGTCAAATCTTCAAGCCCTGCTAAATGCATATGTCAATCAGACATGGCATACATCAGACTATGAGGTCAAGCAAGTTGAAAAACCCAAGCATCGCATAGTCAATAAGTTGCCTGTTGGCGATCATGTCATTCAGCATGCAGCCATGCACACCAGTGAAGATAAGTTGAGAGCCAAGATTCCTTACAACAGTCCAGCTGGTACCAAGAGACGTGGCACGCATTTCTTCTACAAGATTATCAAGCAGGACATCTATACCTCGCCACAGCAAGACACATTCTATTGCTTGCCCATGGATATACATCATTATTTCCAGAATGTTGAGCACAATCTGCTCAAGAGAGAGTACAGGTTGTATATCAAGGACCGCAAGCTACTTGCTTTCATCGACGAGGTCGTTGACAGTTATGCCAATGGCATTGTGCTGGGCGTCAAGCTTACACAACTTTTGGGGCAACTGTTTCTGGCGAGGTTTGACTATCTCGCCATGCGGTGTTTTGATATACTCCAAGACCCCGAAAAACATGGCTACTGGCAGGCTCGATACGTCACAGACATGCTCCTCACGTGCCGCTCGGAGCAGCAAGCTATAGTTTTAAATGTGGGGGGGTAAAATCCCTCAATGAGCGCTTCGACCGTTTTTGCCGCGAAGGGCTCAAACATTATTATAGATTCATGGACAATATCTTCATCATGCATGAAGATAAGGTCTTCTTACGCCTCATGGCGGAGCTTGCAGTCATGCACTTGGCAAGAGACTGGAAGCTGAGCATCAATAAAAGTTGGAATATTCATCGTACATGTGACGGCATAGACTTCTGTGGACAGAAGATCTTTGCCGACCACGCCCTTTTGCGCAAGCGCACCAAGCAGGCTCTCTGTGCCCAGGTGGCAAGATTGCGCAAACGTGGTCTTAGCGATGAACAGATCCGGCGCAAGGCAGCATCGAGGCTTGGCCTAGCCAAACACGCAGATACAAAAAACTTATTAAATAAAATCGGTATGAAAAAGTATGGTCAGATTGTGAAGGCTCGCAAGGGAGAGATACCCTTCGAGGGCATGAGTTTGGCACAGAAGAAGCATCCAGGCGATATCCTGTGCCACAACATTGAGGACTATGACAAGTTCCTCATCCTCATAGAGGATTACAAGATAGATAAGTCGAGAGTCGACTTCAAGATGGAGCAGGTCGAGGAGGTTGACGACCAGGGCGTCAAACACATAGTCACCAAGAAGGTGCCAAAGGACCGCCTCGCAATTCGCTTCCGTTTCATCGATCATGTCCGGAAGACAGGACAATTCGATGAACATGGAGAAGAGATTGAGGAGCCGGTGTGGCAACCAGAGTCGTGGTGGCTCTTTACTGGCTCAGATATCTTGGTAGATCAGGCACGCAAGGAGTGGGAACTGCTGGACAAGGGCTTCTACACCGTTGCAGCGGAACTCACCAACAAGTTTGGCAAGAAATTTTATAAGTTTATCTAGATGCACAAGAAATTTTATCTTTGCCGTATGTCATACTTGAGATATGACAGCAAGCATTTTCTTCTGTTCCTGAGTGAGCAGAAAGTAGAAAACTATCACCCAGACACCACCATGTCGGAGTCTGATGGCGATAGTAAGACAGTGACAGCCTACTGCTACGAGGGCACAGAGATTGACGGCTCCACTAAAATTGAGGCTGAGTCGGCAAGCTATCGCCAGTTCGTGAATGGTCTTGTTCGTACTAAGTACAGTCAGGGCGATGTCGAAGCCATCCTATGCAACCATGGAGATGGCAATAAGGAGCATGAGACAGAGTACCAGGTATTCCAGGAATGGCGAGAGCAGGCTAAGCAGATGGCCAAAGAATTACTCGACAGAGATATCTCATAGTTAACAGATACGGCAGGAGGAAAATCGTTCTTCCTGCCGTATTTTTATATTTCTTATATTATCTGTACCTTTGTGCCAGATTTAATCAGGTACAGATATGCAGAGAAATACCAAGGATTGGATACACTACAGCTCGGCTGGCATCGTACTGCTTGCTGGCATTGTGCTCGTGTACATCAGCTTTTTTATGTCCCACGACGTCACATCTAACGTCTTGTGGTACTTTGGGCAGAGTCTGGTTTACGTGGCAACCGTCTTTGGTTTCGCACTGACTTTTGACACCAGAGTTAAAGACATTATCAATAAATATTTCAATAACAAAAATGGCACGCAAGATTAAGAAAATTTTCGTTCATTGTACAGCAAGCCGACAGTCATGGTCTGTCGATGCCTTGCTCAAGGAGTTCAGAAACAAAGGCTGGCATTATCCAGGCTACCACTGGGTCGTAACCGCTGATGGCAAGTACACGCAGCTCATGACAGAAGACCTGCCGTCCAACGGAGTTAAAGGTCACAATCTCGATTCAGTCAACGTTGCATACATGGGTGGAATATCCCGCACAGGCAAGGCTATCGACAACCGAACAGAAGAACAGAAGGCTGGACTTCGTCAACTCTTGAAGGAGTTACGACAACGCTACCCTGATGCAAAGATTATGGGACATCGTGATATCTCGCCTGACAAGAACCACAATGGAGTGGTCGATCCATGGGAGCGCATCAAGGAGTGCCCATGTTTCGACGCTATTTCTGAGTATGCTGACATCTAAAAAACTAGGATTATGCAGAAACATCTCAAGTCAATCATCATGGCCATATCGGTGATATTGGTCATCATCGCCTGCTTCTGGATTTTTGACCATCGCCAGCAGCGAGCGGAGCAGGAACTGAGAGAACAGCTCAATGGGCTGAAACTTCAGTATGCTCCAGCCGAGCGAGACACCATCCGAGACTCGCTCACGGTCATCACGCAGCAGGTGCTGCAGATGCCGGCAGAGGAGTACAAAATTCAGGCCTACGACCGCCAACTGCTCCATGACCTGGACATTCGTCTTGGCCAGGTCTTGGCAGACCAGCGCACGAGTCTGAGTACTGCTGATACGGTCAAGACTGACCGCAGCGACTCGGTCTATACCTACAGCGACCGATGGCTCAGTTTCCGTCTCAATACGGCGGACTCCATCTTGACATACAAGGCGAGAGACAGCCTCCAGACCATCGTCTACAGGCAGTACAAGCACAGATTCCTCTGGTGGCGGTGGGGCACCAAAGGCTATGATGTCAAGGTCATCAACTTCAATCCCCATTCCAACATATTATATAACAGCTATATACAAGTCACCCGATAATGGCAAGACAAGAGGTATATACAACAGTCATCAAGCTCAACTCTGAGGAGGCGAAGAACCGACTCAAAGAGTTAGAGGACAGAGTCGCTCGTCTGAAGAAGGCAAAACAGGATGCCTTCTCGGCGGGCGATTCCCGTTTAGGGGCTTCCCTCGCCAAGGATTTGAAGGCCGCAGAGCGAGAGATGAAGCAATTCAAAAACTCGACAATGAGCGTCAAGGAGACACTCGACAACCTGTCTTGTGCAAGCCTCGGACAGCTGGAGAAGGCTGCTAGACATCTGAAGGGGCAGATGAAGGCAGCGTCAGATCCTTCAGACTTCGCTAAATTGGACGCTCAACTCTCCAAGGTCAAGGAGCAGATGCTTGCACTGAAGGGCGCAACACGCAAGGCTGATGAGGAAGCAAGACGCATGACCGCAACAGTGTCAAACCTAAAGCATGCGTCACTCAATGACCTCAACTTCACAGCTTCCAAGCTACGTAGTCAAATGGCTGACTACGACCCAACATCTACCATGTACGCCTCTCGAGCGTCGCAGCTGAAGCTGGTAGAGGCAGAACTGGAGCGCATCCGCCTGAGTGAGCAGAAGGTGGTCACCCTCATGCAGCAATATGACAAGGAGATAGACAGCACCAATATGGATATCAAGGAGACCAGGAGGCGGATGCAGTTCGTCAACAACACCTTGGCCACTCTCAAGACCTCATCCATCCGTGACCTGGAGTACTCCTTGAAGGCACTCAATCGGCAGATGAGGGGCATGCAGCGTGGTACCGAGCAGTTCAAGCAGATGGAGCTGAAGGCGAAGAAGCTGAAGACAACACTGCAGGCAGTCAGAGGCGAGGGAGTTGCTCAGGAGTCCTGGATCAAGCGCTGTGCGGACTGGTCCAACCGCATGCAGGGCATCGCCCTGGGAGTCGTCACTGCCATCTCCGGCATCACCTTCACCGTCAAGAAGTGCGTGGAGGTGTATGCAAAAATGGACGATGAGATGACCAACGTCCGCAAGTACACTGGGCAGGCAGCCGAGGAGGTTGAGCGCATGAACGAGGACTTCAAAAAGATGGACACCCGAACTCCTCGAAAGAAGCTCAACCAACTGGCAGAAGATGCCGGCAGACTAGGCATCACATCGACTGCTGCAGTTGAGGAGTTCGTCGATGGAGCCGATAAAATCAATGTCGCCCTCGGTGATGACCTCGGCGATAAAGCAGTCTCTCAAATCGGTAAACTCGCCCAGATGTTCGGCGAAGACAAAACCAAGGGACTGCGAGGCGCCATGTTGGCAACAGGTTCTGCAGTCAACGAATTGGCGCAGAATTCTTCTGCCTCTGCCGGTTATCTCGTTGACTTCACTGCCCGTGTGGCAGGTGTCGGCAAGCAGGCAGGCTTTACACAGGCTCAGATCATGGGTCTCGCTTCTGTCCTTGACCAGAACATGCAGCAAGATGAAACGGCAGCAACAGCTGTGCAGAACCTCCTGGCAAAAATGTTCCAGGACTCAGCCAAGTTCGCTCAGATTGCAGGTCTAAATGTCAAGGAATTCGCAAAGACGTTAAAGGAGGACGCCAATGGCGCACTTCTCCAGTTTTTGGCAGCCATGAAAGCCAAAGGCGGTTTTGCAGACCTCGCACCTATGTTCGAGGAAATGAAGATGGATGGTTCCAGAGCGACAGGTGTCCTCACCGTCCTCGCAGACAAGCTCGATGACATCAAGACTGCCCAGGACCTGGCAAGCGAAGCATATTCCGAAGGCACATCCGTCCTCAATGAGTTCGAGACACAGAACGAGAATGTACAGGCTCAACTTGACAAGGCGAGCAAGAAGTTCCTGGACCTCTCAATAGAGCTAGGCCAAAAACTCTACCCTGCTGCAAGATATTGCATATCTGCAGCCAGTCTCGGAGTTCGGGCACTCTCCACACTCGTTGATTTCGTCAAAGATTATTGGCGCATATTAATTGTGCTGACAGCTGCCATCGTCACCTATACAGCAGTCTCTAAAGCAAAGTTGATAGCAGACAAGGCGCAGATGGCATGGCTCAACATCATGATTCTGCGCGAGAAGGCGCATCTCGTCCTTGTGGGGCTCAAGACATCTGCTCTCAAGACCATGGCAATTGTTCAGATGGCGTTGACACGTGAAATAAAACTGACCGCAGCAGCGCAGATGTTATGGAACAAGGTCTTATTGGCCAACCCTATCACAGCCGTGATAGCTGTTGTCGTAGGCCTCACAGCAGCAATCGTTACCTTATCTAAGGAGACGAGCACCGCAGAGCAGGCGCAGCGTGACTACAATGATGCCGTGACAGATGCCAACAAGCAGGCAGCAGAAGAGGAGGCATCCATCATGCGCCTGGTATCTGCTATCCAGTCAAATACCAGTGCCGAGTCCGATCGAAAGGCTGCACTGGAGGAACTCAACGGCAAGCTGATGAGTCAGCACCTGGGCAACATTACTGAAGAGGCTGTTCGCACAGGTCAGGCAACAAGGCAGATTCAGTCGTACATCGACATGATGAAGAAGAAGATCGTCATCGATGGCTTGCAGAAGAAGCTGGCTGAGTCTATAGCTAAGCAGGCTGAGGCAGAAGACCTGTTAGGAGAGGGAGATAACGACAATCGAGGCTACTGGAAGCGATTTTGGGATCGCCTCAACCCATTTGCAGGTGGCAAGACCCAGAAACTAAACTTCGTAGCCGAACACAAGGACCTGCTTCTTCAGAATATCGAGCGAGAAAAACAGTATCAGCAGAAACTCATGACCAAGATTAATGAGCTGGAGTCCCAGCACTTCGAAATCAATGATCCGGAGCCTTGGAGAAACAATGGCTACAATGGCAAGGGCAATGATGGTACCATCATTAAGCAGCAGAGAACAACCGGTACTCATCAAGCTTCAGATAAGGAGCGTAAGGCTAGGGCCAAGGCTGAGAAGACTGCGGCTGCAGAAGCTCGCAAGCGTGAGGCAGAAGCCAAGCGCAAGCAGAAGCAGGCTGCCGATAGCATCAAGGCTGAGACCAACGAGTTGATGGCTAACAACGCCAAAGCCTATGCAGAAGGCAAGAAAACCTATCAGCAGTTCCTCGATGACCGACAGAACATCCAGATTAAGGGCTTTGCTAAGCTGAAGCAACTCTATGGAGCAGAGAGCAATGAGTATAAGCAGTTACTTGACAACCAGGTCACTGTCGTCAAGCAGCATGATGCTGCCATACTGAAGATGAATGAGCAGAGCATTGAGCGTGAGCGCCTACAGAAGGAGGCTAGCATCAAGGCTCAATACAATGATGCCAACTCCGCTATCTATCAGAATGACATCGCTCTCGATGAAGCCATCTATCAGAATGATGCAGATGCCATGCAGAAGCGCCTGTCGCTATACAATGAGGGTAGCGAGGAATGGTTGGATCTGAAGGCTGAGATGGAACAGGCTGAGCTCGACCACCAACTGCAGATGCAGGAGTCATACCAGAACCAGCTGAAGGAGTTGCGTCAGCAGTTCGGTAAGCAAGACCTGCAGGCACAGGAGACCATGTACCTCAATGGCCTTGACAATCTCTACAAGCAGGGATTGATCAAGGAGGAGGAATATCAGCGCATGAAGTTGGAGATAACCAAACAGTTTGCTGCTCAGAGAGCGCAGATTGATGCAGATGATCATGGAGCAGGTAGCGCTCAAATAAAAATCAATGATAAGTCATCTGAGATGGTCAACAGTGCCAGGGCTGCTGCAGGTGAGTCCCAGTCGACCGGCAATGCAACTCTGGGTGGATACTTCTCATCACAAGTTGAGAACTATCAAAACACCATGGAGAAACTGAAGGAGTTGTATGGCAACGACAAGCAGAACCATGCTGCATACATGCAGGCAAAGGCGCAAGTCACCTCTGATTTCCTCAATAACCTGGTTGAAAAGACAGCTGTAGTTTACAATGGTATCAACGGTATTCTATCTGCATCATCGTCATATGCTCAGGCATGCTCTGACCTCGAGCAGGCGAAAATCTCCAAAAACTACGAAAAGCAGATTGCTGCAGCTGGCAACAACTCGAAGAAAAAGAAAAAGTTGGAGGAGAAGAGAGACAAAGAACTGGCAGCTGCGAAGTCCAAGGCTAACAAAAAAGCCATGAAGATAGAAATTGCACAGGCGATAGCATCTACAGCAATGTCTGCTATCAATGCCTATGCATCTGCTGCAGCTATACCAACAATAGGTTGGACATTAGCTCCTATTGCAGCAGGTATGGCCACAGCTGCAGGTATGATACAGCTTGCTGCTATCAAGAAGCAGCACCAGGCAGAGGCAGCAGGTTACTATGAGGGTGGATATACCGGAGGTAATCGCTACAGAAAGGAAGCAGGTGTCGTACATGAAGGCGAGTTCGTGGCTAATCACAATGCCGTCAACAACTCATCCATCCGTCCAGCTCTTGACCTCATCGATAGGGCACAGCGCTCCAATACAGTTGGCTCGCTGACCGCTGAAGACATCACACGTTCTCTCGGACAGGGTAGCAGTACCGTGGTTGCTCCTGTTGTCAATGTCAACAATGATAACACCGAGGTACGCCAGTCCCTTGATGGTGTCAATGCAGCCGTCAGCCGTCTGACACAGACTCTTGACGATGGCATTGAAGTTGAAGTTCCGATATCTGGACGTAGAGGTCTGCACCGCAGACTGCAGGATTATCAGCGCATTTTAAACAATAAGTAGCCTATGATTACATGTATTATCAATGGCCATCGGGCATACCCGATATCCACATCATCCATCAAGGTGACATACGCCAACCAGTATGTCACCGATGATGGTGAGTACACCTATGACATCACCTTCCCCATGAATATCCTGGAGAACCGTGTCATATTCAAGAATGTCTCACGCTTGGAAGTCAAGAAGAACATCGCCAAATACGATGACTGCAAGCTGTACTGTAACAGCCAGCTCATCATGAGCGGTGTCGGTACCATACTCTCCGTGAATGAGAAAGAAATCAAACTGCAGATAGTCGGAGGCAAATCACGCATCAAGTTCAATGACCGCATGAACAAGCACTACATCGATGAGATGGACCTAGGCATCGCTGACAAGCCTGGTTATACAGTTGATAAGGGCTTGTCTCAGGGATTTAAAGGCCATTTCAAGATCAAAGACATCTACAGACTTGATGAAGATAAGTCGAAGTTCCTGGGAGTGGAAGGAAAATGGTGCTTCGTACCTGTACGGGACGAAACAAATGATATGATTGCAAATTATGTTGGAGTAGATAAAACGAAACAATTTATTGGCTACAATGCACCATTTATCTATAACCTAGCTGTTCAGCCCAGCCTGATGTATATCTTTCGTAAAGTAGTAGAATACGAAGGATATACTATCAAGCGCAACGATTTTGACTGCAAGCCATGGAACCAGCTTTATATAGCTTCTGCCTACAAGACTCGCGAGATTAGAAGGGCGCTACCTCATTGGACAAGCTATACATTTATTGAGGAATTCCGGAAACTCTTCAATGCCACCATTGTTTTTAATGATATCCAAAAAACTTGTTCTGTTATCAAAAAATCAGAGCTGACAAGCGCAGATTCCGTAGCGATTGAGCCTCTGGGCGAATACACAACGGACTACGACGAAGACGGATCCTTCTCCACGCCATCTACAGCAAATCTGGAGTATAATCTGGGTGATTCTGCAAACAGAGATAACTATGAAGTTATTTCAAAAAAAGTCTTCGAGAATTTTAAAATAGTCCATAGTACAGGTACCTGGGAGCCGCAAAATCAGTTCAAAGGGACAACACAGTCATGGTCTGAAAAACAAAAAAGACAGACTATCATTGAGTGTAATGGTAGTTACTACATATATGTAGAGAATAAGGACGGTTCGAAAACATGGCAGCTGGCAGGCGTTTGGTCACCATTAATCAGGGACAGTTCTTCTGATGATTATGTTGATATTAACATATCTCCTGCAGCACAAGTTGTAGAAGATATCAATTTCAAAACAGCAATCATAGGCGAAGATAATTACTACGAGAAGCGATGCCTTCTTTCAATACCTAACGATAAGGAGCCGGATTCAAAGGAGTGCGATGTTGATGATGACGGCTACAGCTACACATCCGTGCAGGATGCGATAGACGATGAGTCAACACTCGACAAATCCGAAGATGATCAGGAATGCATGAATATATTCTTCATTATTCCAGGAGAAGTACAAGTTGACACCAAATTTAGTTGGGTTAGAGCGAAGTCTAGGTGGCCAAAATTCAAAACCGACTACCGAATAAATAAAGAATATTGTGGTAGTACCGAAGGAGGGTTTGGTGGGAGCGGAGGAGGTACATTTAAAGAAAAGTATCCTTACTCTCTGTCGATTTGTACGAAATCGACTAATGATGTTGTTACTCTGGGCTGCTTACATGATAATGGTCTCAGAATAGACAACAAGAACTGCATGGAGGCCAAGTTTAAGTCAGATGACATACCGGATCCATCCAAGATATACATCATCCGCAATAAGAAATTCGTCTGCGAGAAGATCGAGATGGAAGTCAAGGACGATGCCATCGAGCCAGTTTACACAGGCTATTTTTACATGCAATCATAATATATATAATAAGGTGGGGGGCAAACTGCTCTCCACCTTATTATATTATAGGATTCCCTGATAGTTCTTGATATACTCATTCGCCTTCTGTATATCCTTTGGTGTGTATATATCGGTGATGAGTATGGACGAGTGTCTCGCCTGGTCTCTGACCGACAAGACATCGGCATTTGCCCGCAGCATATTGGTGATGCCTGTGTCCTTCAAACTGTAGAACTTGAAGCGAGGTGAGAGCTTCAGTTCCTTCCTCAGAACTCGAGTCCAGTAGTCTCTGAACATTTTCTCGTTCTTTCTTTCAGGTCCTGGGCAGAACCCGTCAGAGAAGAGATAGTCCTGCCCTGGGTGAGAGAAGATGTTGAGTTCCATCATCAGCTTGATGACATGAGAAGGGAGCGTGATCACGGCATCATTGCCATTCTTGGTATTCTCTCCATGCAGACTGATTGTCTGAGTCTTGACGTGGATATCGCAGATTCTGAGATATGACATCTCACGAGGGCGGATGAAGAGGTAGTGGATAATTTCACACGCAAGCAGATAGTGTCTGTTGTGCTCCATCAGATAATCTCTGATGAGCTGCATGGTGCAGTCAGGTATGACATCTCTGCTTTTCTTCTGCCTGTTCTTGATACGTTCCAGTCCTTCTGTTGGGTTCTTGGGTATATAGCCTCGAGCCAACAGATAAGCGGAGAAACTCTTAGTCCAGGCAAGATAATTGTTGCGAGTCAATACTGTATTATTCCTGTCGATGAAAATGTAGTCCAGGAACTTGCTCACATTACTTTTGTCCCATTGATAAGAAAAATTGAGAGTTATGTTTTTTTCTTTCTTCCATTTTTCCAGGATCCGGACACGGCTGCTGTAGTCAACAAAAGTCTCATCGCGCATACTTCCCTCATTGCACATTTTTGTTAGATAAGCCTTATATTTCTCGAGCACGTCTTCCCACTTCGTATATTCCAGAGGCTGCAGAGCCTCAATCCAAGGATTCCAGCCTGCCATGAGCTTCTCTGTGAGATTCTTGATAATCTGGTCGGCATAGGCGCGCTGGTTCCGCTTGCCCTTAACATGATCGAGCATGATTTTTTTCTTCCGCATGCGGTTGATGCCTGGATCAAACGCCATGAAGGAGATATAACATTCTGATCTTTGATGAAAAACTGGAGGTTTCCAGCCAATGACACTACTAAGTACTGTGTCATTCGAATTTGGAGAATAATTTTTTTTAGCCATATCTTTAATTTTTCTCAGATACAGCCTATTATTAATAATGTATATAGGAGTGATACCGAAATTGTACCGACCATTTTGGCACCGACTGAGGCAAATCCTCAGTGTTTATGGGACATTTACCGGCTTTTCGTCGGGATTACTGGA